GTATGCGCCTGATGTGAATTATCTAAAGTTAAGAGAAACCACTTATTTTAGGGATGTCCTTTGTACATCTTATAATGCAAATGGGCCTCAGTATTCTTTACTTGACGATTCGGAATTAGATTCTATTCGAAAAGGAATGAATGATCTCAAGGTGGGGGAATATAAGGAGGGGGATACGGTTTTAGTAAAAGAGGGATGTTATCGTAATCTTCCTGGTGTAGTTTCTTTAGTATATGAAGATAAACAGAATATTCAGGTAGCAGTGAATCTCTTGTCTAAGAGGATGTTGATTGATTTTCCAGTTACTTACGTAGAGAAAATATGATAAGTAGAAATATTTTGATTGATGGCAACAATTTGTTGCACCGTATTTATCATGCTTTGGTCAAGGACAAACCACCACTTACTTCTCATTCTGGTTATCCCACTGGTCTTATTTTTGGTGTTTTTCATACTATTTCTGATTGGATTGGGGATATTTCAGATCCCACTCGTATGGAATTTTTCTTAGATGGTGTTCCAAAACGCCGATTAGATATTGATCCTCAGTATAAATTCAAAGAGGATTCTATTCAACCCGGTAAAGATCCATATCCTATTAAGTTATCTGATGGATTTGAAGCAAAGAATGAAGTCGAAGTTATTGCTCATTTATTCCAATTATTAGGAGCTGATCTTTATTACCATAAAGAAGAAGAAGCGGATGATTTAATTACATCTTATATTAAACGACATGAAAATGATGTGAATATTATAATATCTAACGATAAAGATTTCTATCAATTATTAGCTGATAATCCAAGGGTTATTATTTATAAGCCGGGTGTTAGTGGGAATCGATTTTTCGATGCTGAGCGGGCGGAAGAGGACTTATTCAAGAAATTTAAAGTAAGAGTTCCACCAGCTAATATCAGAATGTTTAAGGCTTTAACTGGAGACCCGTCTGATAATATTATAGGAATTCCTAGGCTTAGAAAGAAAGTAGCCGCTCCATTATGTGAATGTAGAAGCGTAGATGAACTGTATGAGACTGGTCTTCCAGGGCTTTCCAAAGCTGAACGTGAAAAGGCTATTTCACTTAAGGAAAGAATCGCAACTAATTTCGAATTAGTTGCATTGCGTGATGATCTAGATATTGAAATTATACGCAATCGAATTAAACCTAATTTTGAAGTGGCATCTAAGATTTTCAAGGAAGATTTAAATATTAATTCTGTTTATCCTTATATATTTGAATTTAAATCGAAGGGCACATTCCGAACGTCTTTTTGTGGCGTTGCTGATTTTCTTCAGGATATTTAAGACTTTCAACATCACTGTTATTGGTAAAGTATTTATGGTTGCTTATACAACCTCGGTCGATATCATACCTAATATAGAACAGACCTCGATATTATAATAATATCTACACAACCACGACACATATTGTGTCCGACCGAGGTTGCCAATGACGTCTTCTCACGTTTTGATCCAAGATCCGAATGATATTTCTGCACGATATAGTAACGACGATAGGTTAGGTTTTGATGGGGAAGATGATTTTGATGATTTTGATGGTTTAGATGAGCATATTGAAGATCAGCTAGCTCCGGTAGCCCTTGATGAAATTTCTGCTGAGAAGTTAGCTTTTGAGGCAATTGAACGATTTTTATGCAGGATTCCGCCTCGAGAAGCGGATTTAATTACTCTATATTATAAGAATCATTTAAAGCAAGAACAAATAGCTAAATTATTTAATATTACTCAAGCTGCGGTTTCTTATCGTCTCCATCGAGGTATTAAAAGAATTCAGTTTCTTCGAACAATTCCTTTATTAGATCGTGATACTTTTGAGCTCGAACTCGGGCCTAAATTCTCCGATCAAGATCGGGAAATTTTGTGGCGGATGTATAAGACGACATGTCAGTCTGCAATAGCTAAGCAGATGGGACTAACCCAAGGTCGCGTTCGTCATCGTTTCTTTAGGTCATTGAGTCGAATTAAGGAACTGATTGCTGATGAAGCTAAGGAAACTCAAATTAGCCTCAAAATGGAACAGAAGAAGGGAGTGAATATTACAGATGCAGAAATTCAGGAAGAAGTGAATGAAACTATTAGAAGTTGTAAATATTCTAAGTATTGGACCGTCTTTTTTGCGATTTCGGACAAATACTTTAACATATTACACGAAGTGAGTCTACCGCAATTTCAAAATCGAGGTGATGCTCAAATTTTGTCTGGTGGATAGTATTGAAATACTTGTCAATGTAATATGTTAGTAGTGAGCGTCTTACAATATTTATTAGATCGAGGCATTTCATCAAATAATTTAAATGTGCAGAAGACTTTAGATCATCTAGCTGGTTCCAAATTCAATTCCAAATCTGAAATTTTTGCTGTTTGTAATTGTGGCAGCGAGAAATTAATCAAACTTGCTTCTGTTTTAAGAGTAATTAAACGGACTGGTTCATATCAATGCAATTCTTGTGCTGTGAAAAATAAGTGGACTGATCCGTCTTATATCCAAAAACATAAGAATGGAATTTTGAATTCATGGGTTGAATCTAGGAGGCAGAAACAATCAGTCATCTCGAGAAGTTTATGGTCTGATGATGCATTTCGAGAGAAACAACGAATTTTATCCTCTAAATTGTGGAATGATGAGAATAAAAGAAATGAGGCTTCAAAATTCTCAAAGCAATTATGGTCTAACCCAAAGTATAGAGAACATTATGAGGAAATTTGGGCTAATCCTGAAAATAAAGCTCGTCATTCTGAAAAGATAAAGAAAGTTTGGCAAGAACCTGAATATAGGGCCAAGTTTGAACAATTGTGGGTTTGTCCCGATTTTAAGAAGAAACTATCTGAGTGTTTAAAGCAAACTTGGAAAAATGAAGAATATAGGCAAAAAGTTATTATTTCACAGAGGAAAGTCTGGGAGAATCAAATATATAGAGAAAAAATGGCTCAGATCAGAAAGTCTCATTTGGGAAAGGACTCTATATTAGAACGGGTTACCCAGCACCTTCTTGATGTATTAGGCATAGAATATGATAAACATCATATAATCGGTCCTTATGAATTTGATTTTTATTTACCACAACACAATCTATTAATTGAATGCCAAGGAGAATATTGGCATTCTTTGGATAAAGCTAAGCGGAGTGATGCAGCTAAGTTTACGTATATAGACAATTATTATCCCCAGCTCCAGTTATCATATTTATATGAGAGAGATTTTCTCAATCCTAATATTGTCAAACGAAAACTAACTAAAGCTATCTATGAGGAAGATATTGAAATCATTCAGGTTGATTTTGTTTTCTCTGATGTCCAAATCAAAAAATTGGATATGAAAGAGAAGTTAGATAATTCTTCCTATTCTGCTCCTGAAGAATTTCTCCAATCGTTTCATTACGCAGGTTTTGGACGATCAGCAAAAGTTATTTATGGGGCTTATTTAGATGATAAGTTGATTGCGGTCTGCAAATTCGCTGGAGTGGTAAGGAAAGAGGTAGCGACTTCCATGGGGATGAAGCCTTCGGAGGTTTTAGAATTAGATAGGTTTTGCATTCATCCGGAATATCAAAAAAAGAATTTTGCTTCCTGGTTTATCTCTCGATGTTCCAAATCAATATTTGACCAATTTTCAAAATTGCAATGTTTGGTGTCATTTGCTGATACCACTTATACACATGTTGGAACCATTTACAAAGCTGCAAATTGGAAGCAATTACATAAGACTAAACCGAGTTATCATTATATATCTGACGATGGTTTTGTTATGCATAAGAAAACCTTATATAAACACGCACGGTCAATGAAAAAGACTGAACGACAATATGCAGAGGAATTTGGATATATTAAGATTTATGGTAAAGAAAAAATTAAATTTATTTACTCTCATTGATTTCAGCTTCTTGTTAACTTTCAAAATCGAATATGGCTAATCCTGTTGTTGCCGGCGGCTGCTATGGGTTCAATATTGAATCTGTAGGCGGAACTTGGAGTTGGAATGTTCATGCTGATAACATTCAGGGTCTAGGTCAATTATTTAAGGTTCAGGATATTAATACCCCATATGGATCTCTTTATACTGCCATGATCCCTATTCCCGGGGACGTTGTTTTAGCAATGGCAGATTCGTTATCTGATGTTCAAGATCAATTAGCTCCAATGTTGGCTTTAACACAAGGAAGTGTTTCGTCTTTCAATATTGTAATCACTGAAGGTGACTCAAATGTTGACATCGGAACTATTGGTATTCAAAATGTAGGTGCTTTCGGTTCATTTATGGTAGCCACGGCTACTCCTACGGTTTCCTGGCTTCAGACTAATCCTAGTTACATAAGCGATTTGGGGAAGAATGGTACTGGCAGTTTTGGTTTCACGTTATTGACTGGCGCACTTTTAAATGCTAATTCTCCTTATACGGGAATAGTGAATTTGCAGGATAATCGAAATGTCCCAATTACTATTCCAATTAGTTTTACGGTTACTGTAAATCCGCGTCCGGTAATTTCAGCAGTGCCGTTATCATTGGCCTTTACCCATAGTTTATCACTGAACATTTCGAGTGGTGCTCAACAAGTTGAAATTGAGAATGTAGGACCGGTGTCCTCTGTATTGAATGTTAGTTTGGTCCGAGTAAATAACAACTCGAGTTGGATTGATTTCATTCCGACTGTTGCTGGACCTTTAAATTCTGGAGATTCTACTCTCATTATTTTCAGTGTTGTTAAAGTTAATGTTCCACTATCTCCTGGAGTTTATCAAGATACTATTAGAATCTCCTCTCCTAATGCCGCTAACTCGCCAGTTGATGTCACAGTAACACTGACCGTTAGTGCATAAACTTGTTGTTAAATTTTCTCAGGGAGGATAAATATGAATAAATTTAATATCGAGGATCTTCGGTTTTCTTCCAGTTCGATTGATGATTTCTTTAAGAGTCCTGAACCCAGGGTTCATACTTCTTCGACGGTAGGGAAAGTCCGGGTTTCGGGACTTCATGAATTAGCCGGATTTAGTTTTGTAGCCGAAGATAAACTGGTTAGAACTAGTAAACAAGATTTTTGGAAATTGGGTCAAGATGATGATGGGTATTTCATCGAACGTCTGGTTAGCGACGACGATGGGCCGATCAAGGAAGAAGAATAATGGACCTGGATAAGATCGCTCGTCGGATTAGTTCTTCTGGTCGCATTCGCACGGCCGGACGAATTGAATTCGTTCGTGATCAAGGTCCCCTTCGTCGTGACTTGCGTGCCAAAGGGTTTTCATTCAGCTCTGACACTTTAAAAGATTTGGCTAAAGTATTATGGGCTGCTGAGCGAGCCCATAGTTACGGAATGGCTGCTTTGAGATTATTTTCTAAGACTCCTGCCTCTGAGATTAGCCCTGATGGATTATTAGGTGGCCGTGGGTATATTCAGCAAATTAAGGAAATGCGTTCTAATCTTTCTCAAGCTGTTGAAGTTCTCTCTGCATTTTCAGATACTATGCATGATGAAGTAAATGCAGACCATTGGGCTGGTGCTAGTGAATCAGAACCTGAAATTGAAGAGATTGTGGAACAAGCTGATGCTGTGAAAGCTGCCCCTGAGCAATATGTCGAGGAGCAATTTGAACAGCAGGTTCCAGAAGCATCTGAAAATTTTAATCAGTTAACAAATCCTTCTCCAGAAGAAATGAATCCGATAGTAGAAAATTCTGGTTTTCCAGATTGGGATTGGGGCCAAGAAGAGACTCAAATTCAGTCTTCGGAGAAAGTAATCCATCGCCCAAAAGATCCAAAGGGCTCTGATTTAAGAGTCCTGAAGGGCCAAATATCGAGCTCATCGATTCCGGTGGAAACTTTGCCTGGTCCTAGAGTGAAGCATATTGGACCAGGCGAAGGTGATCAGGAATTTGGGTATTATGCCGACGATGATGAGCGGCCAAGTGACGATCCTATTGGGGAAGGGTTTCGTTTTCTAGAAGAAGTATATCAGGATTGGGACGTTGGAAAGGGTGGGGTAACTGGTTATGATAATCCAACCGATGGTGATACATCAAAATTTAAGCAATCTGCTCTTAAACTGGCAAATTATTCATGGCTTCCTGGTTCTCGAAATGAAAAATTGATGCCATATTATGATCCTAGCGCTACTGATGAAGATATTGAATGGATGAAAGCTCATGATCAGCCTGAGCCTCCGAAGAGTTTAGCTCCTCCTCCTGAAAATACTTTATCTGATAAACTATGGGAGGCTCGACGTAATGCCGACATTTCTCCCGACTGAAGATGCGGCTGATAAGGCTGTTAAAGATTTTGGAATTGGAACATATGATTCCGAATCAGATGATACTAGCGTAAAAGGCGAAGATACTGAAGGTAAAACAAAGAAAGGGAAGTCTCTTCCGGATGGAGGTGGTTCTCTAGCTCCGGATCCAGAGGAGTGGCTTAGTTATCCTTATCCGGTATTGGATTATAGTAAGTCATATTCCACGGACGCTCTTCCGGGAGATCTAGATTGTCCTCCACGTGGTCGGAGACCGGCAGACGATACTAAGGACGTGGTTGCTGATAGTTGGGACTTTGAGGACTATGATGAGTCGGAAGAGGTTCTTCCAGAAGGTAATACTGGAAACAGACATTCTGAGCTTCCGAGTGATAAGAGTAATCCATCGTCTCGGGCTGATTACTATGATAAATTAACTATTGGAAAGGCTATTAAGGATATTTGGCCAAGTGAAGATTCCGGGGCTTATGTAAGTCAAGATAAGGATGAATCTGAAACTGAAGAAGATGGAGAATCTCTTCCTACACCAGCTAAAAATGAAGTTTGTATGGATGATTTTTTAGGAGCTCTAGGTAATATTTGGTCCGGATTTGTGATGGATGATCTGTCCAGGTCTACAGGATTCCCATCAGAAGATTTTAGTGAAGAAGTGGATTATATGGATACTGATTCCGGCGGGAGTCTTCAACCATTTGGGTATGGACCTATGGCTAGCAATAATTTAAATGTCAGAATATCAACTGACCTGGAATTGGTTGGAGAATTAACCAAAGAATTTTTAAATAAGAACGGAAAGAAGAATATCACACGTCGTAATGTTCTTGCTTTTCTTCAAGAAAAGTCTTTACCTCAATATTTAGCATCTGATATTATTAGATGTATGAAGCTGCGTCATAAAGTTCATATATCTGATGTCATGGATACTTTTCCAGTTAAGACTGCATCATCGGAGGAAATGAGTTTATATCGAATTCGTGACCAACTTGTTGGATATGAGATTCAAAATATGACCGATCCAACAACGGCCGCTAAATTTCGTCGATGTGCTGCCGATATATCTCAGATCATAGCGCATTTGGAGAAGATCGAGGATAGAAATGGCTGATAAGAAGCTTCCGGATCTTCAGGATAGAGGTTTGGGTGACCTCACTCATCTCATGCATAATCAGAGTGTAGCTGATCTTTCTTGGCTTGATGTTGATCCTGAAGAATATCGTAGACAAGAAGCTTTGCCGAAGCAAAATCTGGACATAATTCCAGAATTAGCACAAGCTTTAAGTCAAGAAGAAGATGGAGTCCCTCAGATGATTCCTCTTCGTCCTCAGACTATTGTAAATACGAATCCGCTTGAATATAGAGATCCGGTTTCGCCTAGAAGTGGTCTTGGTGTTGATCCGAGAAAGGTTGAAATTCAACTTGCTCACCACATTATGGCTGGTCTTTCAGATTCTTTAATTGAGAAGAATCTGAAATCTGAGTTTAGTTCTTCTCAAATTCGATCTGCATCAGTTAATGCACGTCAACTCCTCAACGAGCGTTATGTGTTAGGGAAAGTGTATATTAATGCTTCCCATTTTCCTCGATGCGCCCAACATGGGCCGCATAAAGAATTCGTGCGGAAACATGCTAGTAAAGCTCTTTACGTTTTAGCTAAAGATGAATGTAGTGGATGCGTCCGTAAT